AACCAGTTATCCGTCCACCGACGAATACTGGCAAAAAGTAGATGACACAATGCGTCGTCGCTTTCCAGACTATTTCAACGACAAAACGTTTGAAGCGGAAACTAAACCCGCTGGACGTACAGACAAACCTAGCACGGTCGTAGCACCTGCAACGCGAAGCACATCCTCCAAAAAGATAGTGCTGAAGCAATCGCAGTTAAGTATCGCAAAGAGGCTCGGCCTAACGCCTGAGCAATACGCCCGTGAAATCATGAAAATGGAGGCCACAAATGGCTGAAAACAAAGCAAGTCGTGAACTACAAACTCGTGCCGTGTCAGAACGTCCTAAGCAGTGGGCGCCACCTGAGCTTTTACCTGAACCAGATAAGCAGCCCGGCTTCGCGTACAGATGGATTCGTGTTTCAACCTTACAAAACGCAGACCCACGTAACCTTTCGGCCAAACTCCGTGAAGGTTGGGAGCCAGTTAAGATTGAAGAACAACCCAAATTTCAACTGCTAGTTGACCCAAGTAGTCGCTTTAAGGACAACATTGAGGTTGGCGGATTGTTGTTATGCAAGACCCCTCTTGAGTTTGTAGAGCAGCGTAACGCTCATTATCAGAAACAAGCAGAAGGTCAGATCGATGCAGTTGACAACAGTTTAATGCGGCAAAATGACCCTCGTATGCCACTGTTTAATGAACGTAGATCAACTACTTCATTCGGTAGCGGCAAATAACTTTTTTGGAGTTAATCATGGCTTATCCAACTGTAAGCGCCCCATACGGGCTACAGCCGGTAAACTTGATTGGTGGCCAGGTTTTTGCGGGTTCCACCCGTAGCCTGCCTATCCAGTACGGATATGCTACCAGCATTTATTACGGCGATTTTGTATCACTGAACCGTGGCTTTATTACTCGCACTGCGATTAGCACAGCTTCGTTCACTTCGACTGCTTTGCCAGTTGGTATTTTCTTAGGTGTTTCTTACACCAACCCAACTACCAAGCAAAAGCAATTCTCGCAATACTGGCCTGCTGGTGTTTTAGCTGGTGACGCAATGGCTATCGTTACTGATGATCCTGATACAGTTTTCAAAGCTGCAATGGTCACAGCAACTACAGCTATCGCTTCTGCTGCTTCTGCATTAGTTGGTCAAAACGTTGGCTATGTAGACAACGGTGGTAACGCTAACACTGGTAACTCGTTGAACGCAGTATTGGTTCCAACAGTAACACCACCTGCTGGCCCAGCTACAACTTCTACTCTGCCATTACGTATAGTTGGTGTAGTGCCTGATACGGCTGTTTCTCAGTCTTATACTGGCTCTTCAACCACACAAACTATTACCCTGACTACTCCGTTAGCTTCTACTACAGCAATCGCTATTGGTTCAGAAGTCGGCTACATTGCCGCAAACGGTCAGTACATCGGTACTGGTTCATACGTTAACTCGGTAACTAACGTGACTACTGTTGTGATGAACAACACTATCGCTGTTCCGGGTTCGGTCGTTGCTATTCCTTCCAGTTCTACTATTGTGTTTACACAATATCCGGAAGTTTTAGTTAAGTTCAACCAAGCACAGCACGAGTATTACAGTGCTACAGCGATGGCTTAAGGAGCTGAATCATGGCTATTTCACGCGCACAACTATTGAAAGAGCTGCTCCCTGGCTTGAACGCACTGTTCGGTCTGGAGTATTCGCGTTACGGCGAAGAGCACAAGGAAATCTACGAAACAGAGACTTCCGAGCGTTCGTTCGAAGAAGAAACAAAGCTGTCTGGTTTCTCAGCCGCACCTGTTAAAAACGAGGGCTCAGCCATTCGTTATGACAACGGCCAAGAAGCATGGACTGCTCGATACAACCACGAAACAATTGCTTTGGGCTTCTCCCTCACAGAAGAAGCAATCGAAGATAACTTGTATGACTCGTTATCCGCTCGTTACACCAAGGCTTTGGCTCGTGCTATGGCTTACACCAAGCAAGTTAAAGCTGCTAACGTTTTGAACAACGGTTTCAGCGCTGCCTATACCGGTGGCGATGGCGTATCTTTGTTCTCAGCTAACCATCCTTTAGTTTCTGGTGGCTCAAACAGTAACGTACCATCAACTCCTGCTGACTTGAATGAGACTTCTTTGGAAGCCGCAGTTATTCAAATCGCTGCATGGACTGATGAACGTGGTCTGTTGATCGCAGCTAAGCCACGCAAGTTAATCGTTCCACCAGCACTGCAATTCGTTGCTACTCGTCTGTTAGAAACCGAACTCCGTGTCGGTACAACTGATAACGATATCAATGCTTTGAAGAGTAATGGTTCGATTCCAGAAGGCTATGCAATCAATCACTTCTTGACCGACAACAACGGCTGGTATTTAACCACCGACGTTCCAAACGGCATGAAGCACTTTGAACGTAGCCCATTGCAAAACTCAATGGATGGCGACTTCGATACTGGTAACGTTCGTTACAAGGCTCGTGAGCGTTATTCATTCGGTTGGTCTGATCCGCTCGGTATGTTCGGCTCAGCAGGCGCTTAATAGTGCAATAAAAGAGGGGCTTCGGCTCCTCTTTTTATTTAACGAGGTGTTTATATGATTTCATTTATACAGAAGCAAATAGATTCATCAGAACGTCTATACAAAATGATGCTAGATGATCATGCTAATCGCGTTAAAGGCGTGACATATGTATATGAAGTTAGTGAAAGTTTGCAAAAAAAACTAAACGAACGTGATCTTGAGATTGAAAAGTTACGCAATAAATTGCGTGTCTATGAGTCAATCGAGCGCATGTGACCTGTTTTTGATTTGTAATATTCATGGTGTAGTATTAAATCACAACCGGTGGCGGTTGTCTTTTTGCTATGGAGAATGTTATGAAAGTGATAATTTCATTTGAGTGTGATTACGAAGAATTGTTTGGCGCTGCCGAGTACGAAGAATATGATGATGAAGAAGGCGTTGAGTACGACGAAGATGGCGTAGCTTGGTGGTTTGACGAAGAAGAAGAGATTTGGTACTTCTACGATGAAGATGCAGATGACTGGTTCGAGTGGGACGAGTCTGAGTACTACGAATTTGAAGAAGAAGTAGTTGCTTAATTTAAGGAGGCTTCGGCCTCCTTTTTCTTTTTCTTTTCTTGGTATTCTGCGTCGTGTAGCTTGCGATGACAGTTTGCGCAGAGCACGATACACCGTTCTTCTATTTCTTTTAATGCTGCTTTATAGTTTCCATTAGTAAGTAGTTTATTAACTTTCCTATTATCTGGTGAACGTACAGCGTGGTGAAAATCGAAGGTGGCTGGGTGGGTTTCTCCACACTGTACACACGATAAAGTTGCTTTATAGTCACGCCATTTTTGCCTGTATTTTTCTTTATTACTTTTTGTTGAAGCTTTAATCTTGGCAGTATGCTTAATATAATGCCGTCTAGCTATTTCTTTTTTCTTGTCTTTGTCTTTGACTGGCATATACATTAATTGAGCATGAAAATCGCTTGCATTCTATATTGAATATGGTATAACAACAACATTCCGGGAATTCCGGTGTGTCAAATAGCCCCGGCTAGTAACATGCAAATTGGCGCACTTAACTCGCATGTGAGGAAAATTTATTATGGGTTTCGCTACTCACCTTGGTCCTTGGTTATTAGGCACCGTTAAAAACACGACTGGAACTACTGCTGGTACCGTTCGCAATATGGGCGCTACAACTGTAGCCCAAACAATTCCTGTAACTTTTCAAACATTTACTAATTCATTGACTGGCACCATAGGTTCTATACCTGCTGGTTCATTGATTACTGGTGTTCAGATTATTACTTCCACAGTATTTAGCGCAGCTACTACATTGAAGATCACCATCGGTGGTGTTGATGTAGCTACAGCATCGACTATTACTGATGTTGGTTTTGTTAACGTAACCATTTCTGCTGGTTTTTCTCCTACAGCGGCTAATACTGGTTCTACTGACGACTTAATTACTTACACTGCTACTGGTTCTGGTTTAACTACTGGTGCTGCTACTGTTGTAATTCAGTATGTTGTTCGTAATTCCGACGGCTCTGCTAACCCTACTTTTTCACAAAACTAATTAGGGAGGCATCATCATGATGCAAACAGACGTTAAGTCAATTCACTTAAGTGCAAGCGGGGTTGTATTTGGTAGTCGTGTTCGTATTCGCGGCTATCAATTAGCCCCAAGTGGCACCGCAGGGCAATTTGACTTTTATGATAACGCTACTACGAATAGTGGTGTAGTTAAATTATCTGTAGACGCAACAACTAACACCGCTGTTATTTCAACAACGATACCGGGTGAAGGTATTTTGTTTGAAAAAGGCTGTTACTTAGTTATACCTAGTGGTTCTATTACGGTTTTCTATTCTTAATATGGCTAAGTCTCCGGCATGGCAGCGCAAAGAGGGAAAGAATCCCAATGGTGGCTTAAACGCCAAAGGGAGAGCCTCTGCCAAAGCGCAAGGTATGAACTTGAAAGCTCCCCAGCCGGAAGGCGGAAGTCGGAAAAAGTC